CGGGCAACTGCGTTCATTCGTTCCGTGTCGGCCAGTTTGCGTGAAACTGCCGCATCCAGACCGTTTTCTGCTTCAAGACGCAGCATCTCTTCAAGATTGTTTGCTTTGCGGGCAGCCACATACTCCGTAGCGGCCTTCTGGCTCATCGACCCGAAACGTTTGATAAGAGCGTTTGTCGGGTCCCAGTACATGCCAAAGTCCAACCCGAGACTCAAACTGGTATCAAAGAAGTCGCTCACCAACTGGTAGACTTCTCCGTCACGTTCGATCAGTTTGGCGTCAACAAGCATGTCGCCAGCCAAGCGGCCGGGGGCAATAGTCTGGTTTAGCCACGCATCCTCGGGTGCGATGTAAACAGGTTTACCTGCTTCTGCTCGGGCTTCGGCGTATGTCCCGATTCGGGCAGCAATATCTTTTTCGCCACGTTCAGCAGTTTTGCCTTGAGCGAACCAACCACCACCGAAATCTGCGCCTTCACCGCTAGCAATGTCAGCGATGGTTTGGCCGAGCGTGGTGTTGATTGCTGCCGCTTCAAGGTTTGAGGTTATGCGCTGGGGGTTGAGAGCGTATTTGAAGCGTTCCCAGGGGCTTGCGTCCATTTGACCGGCGACCCATGCGTCACGCAAGGTTTGTCGCACGAAGTTGAGAGGCGCTTCGCCCATAGCGAGAGGGACGATTGTCGCAGTTTTGGTGAAACCTCGGGCTGCCTGTGCTACAGGTTCCAGGAAATCCGGTGCAAGATAACTTATGCCAGCACCCGCAAAGTGGAAAGGGACACCGAGGACCTTGAAGGGGGTAGTAACTACATCTTGGGGGCCGATTCCTTCACGGAAACCACCAGTTCCTTGCATACCACGCAACGAATACGGGTCTTTGTCAAGATTGACAACCGGTACACGTTCTTCGAGTGCTTTACGACGTTCCTCTTCGGCTTGTTTTTCTGCTGCCGACCTGACACGCAAACCGACAGGTTTTTGGTCTTTAGCAACGAACGCTGCTGTAGGGCTAGGCTTTTGAATCGTGATCTGGATTGGTTTACCAGTTCTCGGGTCGGTGACCGTGATGACATCGCCTGCCTGGGCCGTAGCGAACTGCGACAAAGCGGACTTACCGGGCTGGTTTTTGTCAATAACCTGCTCGGGGACAAGGCCCTGCTTCAACAACTGGGTCTGAAGGTTCTTATACAGGTCATCGACTTCGCTAATGCCTGCAACAGCGGCAGATGCTACAAGTTCAGGGCTTGCGTAACGTCCAAGGATGTACGCTTTACCGAACTGTCCAGCCAACTCGGGGGTGATGGTCGCTTCAAGAGTCTTCCGTTTTGACTCTTTGAGAACTTTGCGTGATTCAACTGCTTCGAGGGTGGAGAGATCAGTAAGGGTTCGTACCATTAACTTTCCAATGCGATAAGAAGTTGAATCAGGTTAGGGTTCGGGTATTTCGCTACGGCAAGACGGAGACGTTGTATAAGGTCGTCCTTGCCAACATTTTCTTGTCCTCCGGGTGCGGCGAGAACTTCCCGACCGGGGCCCGGACCGAAACTCATCCCTGCGGTGAGAGGCTCGTCAGGGTTGGCTGTCATGCGGTCAAGTGGGCCCATTGAACCGGGTACGGGCGGTGGGGGTGCGGCCTCAACTGGTGATTGGCCCATCGGCACCGCTTTTTGTGCAGCGAGTTGGCGTCCTGCTTCGCCGTAGGTTTGGCCTTTTGCTGCTTTTCGTTCGATGTTGAGCGCCGGATTGCTGAGGTCTGTACGGTTTTTGTATTGGGGTGCCATTTAAACCATCGCTCCCATTGGTGCGGCTCCTCCGCCTCCGAGTTGTCCAAGCAAAGATTCTAGGCTTGGGGCACCTTGCGGTGTGGCGGGCTGTTCTGCGCCCATACCGGGCATCGCCAAACCGGGCATTGTTTCTGGTGCGCCTACCGGTGCGGGTGTTGCTTGGCGTTCTTGTGCACGTTTCTGTGCAGCCTGAATAGCCGCTGGGAGAGACATTGCGTTTGATGCAACCTTTTCTGCGATGAAAGCCAAATCGTCAGGCTGGTAGGGGCCGTTCGGGTCAGATGCTTGTGCCTGTATCGACTGGAGTAGCGCCGACTCGATACCTTCAGCGACCAGACGGTCACGTTCCAACTCTGGGTCAGAAATAAGCGGATACGCTTCACGGGCTGATTCCTTGGAGATGAGGCCGGTGCCGAGCAACTGGCCCAATGTTACCGTCAAAGAGTTCACATCGGAACCCGACGCCGAGTATGCGACGTAGTGGAAGTCGGTTTCCCACAGTTTGTTCGGGGTGTAGTCCTTGATGCCGCCGCCCATGCCGGGAATGAAGAACGATTTGGAGGCGTTACCCCAATACGTTTTTTCTAGTGCGATAGCAATTTTGTCTTCTTCGAGAAGTGCGGACGCCAAAATTTCTTGTGATTCTTGGACACGGAAATCGACTGTTGCGGAAAGGATGGATTCGCCTCGGCGGCCTGTACGGATGTTGGTGCCGGATTCTCCACCGAACTCTGCGGGGATTGCACCCTCCAGACGTTCTTGGCGTTCAAGGCGGTCCAATGCGACATCGGTTTTGTAGCCGGGGTTCAACTGCAACTGTTGAATGTCGCCACCCTTGACGACACCCAACTGTCCTGTCTTCCCGTCTGCGATTTGGATAATCTCAGGGTTTTCGCCGGGGCGGGCGATCAGGTATTCGTCGGGGAAAATTCCTCGTTCGATAGCGATTTCGGTGAGGGCAGTCAAACGTGCACGGGTGTAATACATTCCCATTACGCCGTCGAACTGGCCTTTCTGCCTGTCGAGGTTGATGCGGCGGGGAACCACCACAAGCGGCATACCCGTCTTGTTCGGGATGCGGGACAGTTCAACAACGTGCGCACCCTGATACATCTGTCCTGTTACCGGGTTACGTTCAGCGGTGCTGCCCATGACTGCAGTAACGATTTCGTTGTCGCACACATATTCGAGGACGGTGAACATGCTGTCCCATGACGGGTCGCCAACCTTCAAACGGCCATCCAGCAGCGGACCGTAGTTTTGCATCAGCCAACGGTAGGTCCGGTTGTAGGTGAAGATGACGTTCTCGGGGACCGGGTTTGTCGGGTCTGTGATCGGTGCAGCGAACGTGTCAAGCGGGTTACGGAGATGCCATTCTGGGAGACGCTTATCGAAGTTCGGTTTGATAAACACCGGGGCTTCGCTGTAGGCGAGAAGGTGTCGTGCCCGGTGACGCATCTTTTGGTTCATCCGGTTTTGGTCCCAGATGGAAAGCATTGCACGTTTGCGGTCACGGGCCATGTTCTTGGACCGTTCTTGTCCTTCCCTCAAAGCGGGGAAGTACGGGGATGGCATGGTGGATGCGACACGCATCGACATTTGGTCGAGGCCCTGGACGAGAAGGTTCGCTACCGAAGATTTGGTGTTCTTGTCAAGTTCGTTGAGGGGGACTACGATGTCGCCGTTGGCGTAGCGGCGTACTTCACGCATCTGTTCAAGGACAGGACCTTTAGCCTCATATCGTTCTTTATAGAGAGCAACGATTTCTTCGATTGATTTCATTCGGACCTCTCGCCAGCGATCGTCCAACAAAATAGCATAGTCAGTTCAACAACCATGACGGTCGCCATAGTCGGGGCGGTTTTTTCACTCGGGTGAGGTTGGGGAGGTTGAGGACTGCCATCCAGAGCGCCATCACGATGTCGGTGCCGTTCTTCTTATCTCGGTGCCATGCGCAGAGTTCTTCGACGGCGGCCAAGGTTTTCCAGTTGCCTCGCATGGTGGGGAAGCGGAGGTTGCCGGTGCGGAGCAGGGGTGGGAGGAGGGCTTCGACGCCGAGTTGTTCGTCGATTTTGTTGCGGTGGGTTTGGTGGGGGACGACGTTGACTTGTTCCCGTGTCTGCCATTTCCTTACGAAGTCGTGGGCGAGGAGGAAGCGTTGGGCGGCGTTGATTTCGACAACCCAATGGGAGATGGGGTAGCCGAGGTCGTTGGACCGGTCTTGCCAGTCTTGCATGATGCCAGAGTACGCACCGCTAGTGGTGTCGTACCCGAGGAGTTCCTCAGCGGTCAGTTTCGTTCGCTCAATATCCACAATATGAAAGATATTGGTCTCTGGCTGATAGATAATCCAGACGAGTGCCCAGAACATTGTGGGTGAGGGGTCTACTGCTGCTATCGAAATCCACGGGTGGGAGAGGCCCCGGTCGATGTAGCCGTGTTGCCGGTCCTGATCGATACAACCGTTGTACTCTACGCCGTCTACGCCTTTACCGCCGACAATCCAAGTCCGGTCAACAAGACGGGAATCAAGGTCGAGGTCTTCCTGCTGGTAGACGACACGGAAAATGTCGGGTTTGTTGTACCGGATGTATGAGAGGTCTTTCCACGGGAGACGTTTCGGGTCGAGAAGTGGCCCGTTGGGGTAGGCCGGTGCGCTGTACCGCTTCGACTCCTTGCCAGTATCCAGTTCTTCGTAATACGCTTTGTAGATGATGTGGCGGTACTTCTGCCGTTTCGCCGGTTCAATCCTCTCCAAATCCTCCGGGTTCGTAATATCGGAACCGTCGTAGAGGTCGTCGATGTCGTCGTCGTAAGTTATTTTTGAGAGGCAATGGGCGTACAGGTCACCGGACCCGAGACGCTGCCCGACGACTGCAAGTAGACCGCCTGGGTCAACACGAGCCTCGGCCACATTGTCCCATCTTTCCAACAGTTTGTCTCTCGCAACCGATTCCCTGGCGTTGTCGGGCGAGGCAACGTCGTCAAAGAGACAGAGGTCGGCACGGTGACCAATGAATTCGGATTCGATGCCGTAAGCACGAACTGTGGGTTCTTTGTTGTCAAGACCATTCCCGTCTAATTGTTCTACAACGAATTCTTCTGCTCTCCACAGGGCACCCTTGTCGGAAGGTTTGAACCTACCGTAGTCGATTTGGAGGCATCCTTTAGCGTTGACAGCCAAACCTTTATCGACCTGAATCGGGTCCGGTTCCAAAGGCATGACTCGTTCTAGGGTTTCACGAATACGTCGGCTGTACAGTTTCGCCATCGCTGCCGAGACCGAGCCGATCATGACTCGGACACGCCTGTTGCGGCAGATAGCCCACACCGCTACGTCGTGGAACAGGGTTGATTTACCGGCACCCGGAGGGACGTTCAGAACAACAAACTCTTTCTCCTCCGACTCCAACAATTCGATCAGGGTGACTGCCGCCTCGACCTGCCATGGGGACGGGACACGCCCGAGGTAGTAACTGCGGAAGAAATCGAAATCCTCTAAACCTCTTTTGGCTTCGTCGCAAAGTTGGTCGTGGGCGATAGCACCAGGAAGATCGATCGCTTCCATAAAGTCTTGGTAGGCCCGACCTTGTACCCCACCAGCACCGTAACCGTGAGACGCTTTGTGTTGCGCCTCTTTCGTTTTCGCTTCCAACTCCTTCGCACGTTTCAACCACCTCGACCCGGTGTTGATGTGCACCCCAGCGATACGACACGACTCGGTGATGTTTTTACCGGCGGCGATAGAAGCAAAAAATTTTGCTTTGTCGGCAGGTGAGACTGCCCTTTTGGTTCCCATTGTGCAACAAAGAATAACAGACAAGGAGTTGTATTTCTTGTGGAGTGTGCTATCATCATGTCAACTCATCAAGTCCCCACCGCTGGGAAGCAGGCGGGGCGAGCATGACCCTTACCTCGCTAAGAACACGCATGGGAAGCGAGATGGGTATTTGTGGCCGGTAACGGGGACCGCCCTCCCATGCACAAACGCCTACTGCCGAACCTAGTACCGAGAGAAAGAACGGTAGACAGTAGATACGTTGAGGGGAAGAAAAAGACATACACGGTGTCGGCTAGAAATCTTGGTCACGGCCACCGTCAACTTTTTAGGGTTGTAAAGCGTGGGGGGGACTAAACAAGACTGTCTCCGGTTGGCGGGCTGGTGGCTCCCGCCTCGCTGCGCTCGTTGGGCTGACGCACTCGCTGACGCTCGCTTGTCCTCTGGTAGTGCGAAGCACGTTCCAGAACGTGGTCCTGTCGCACTACGCAGAAGTGCGTCCAAGGACTACTTCAAGAGCAAAACAGCATTGAGGTGGGACGGGCTAGACCCGGCGGGTCGATCTTTTTCTTTTTAGCCTTTTTCTTTTTCTAACACAGCCCGAACGTAACACGCTTAGAGGCTGCGGCCCAAACCTATATGTAACACACTCAACATCCAGCCACAACCAGCCACCCGCCAAACAACACCACGAAAGAGTGAATCCAGGCAAAAACGATATACATATATACCCCACCCCCTCACCCTCGGCATATCCCCAGTTGGCTCGCACGTTCGTCCAGACTTTCGGTCTAGCGGGACAGTCTAGGCTTTCCGTAGGGCTTCCATGCTTGCACGGTACAAAAGTTGCAGACCGCAAATATTAGGGTACCCTTACAGAGACGTAGCCTTGTTAGGTTGGCCTTACATTCTTTCTTGGTTGTTAGGTGTGCCTAACGTGTTGGGGCGAACGTGTGTTCTGTGACAGATGTCATATTGACTTTTGGGTTGGGTTCTGGTATAATGCCCAACCCCGAACGTATGTTCGCTTGGTCGAACGTGTGTTCGTTTTGGTGGTGTGACAAAGTTCACAGTGTTTTGACTTGACATTCCGTTGCACACTTGCTAGAGTGTGTTTCATCAAGTCGGGGACAGTCCCGAGGAGATAGGTTCGGAGAGTGTGACAAAGTTCACACCCGAAGGACTTGACAAAGCGTTCCACACTTGCTAGAGTGTGAAACACAAGGGACAAGATGTTCCACGTGGAACATTCACAAAAGAAGGGGACAAAATGAAGAAATGGACAGACCCGATTAGTGGGCGCACGATGGCACAAGGGACAAACTGGCAAGCCGTCGCTTACGCCGACAAGACTCACGCACAACTGACGCTCACCGATGGGCGTACCGTTCAGTTCGTCGAATTTTGCACACTTGACCAGTTCATCGCACGAATGGGGGACAACTGATGACGGACAGACTGACAAAGGACGACACCTACCGAATTTGCGTAGCGTTGCAAGAATACGCTTGGCATCTCATTGCCGACGCAGAAAGTACGTCCACCAACTACAGCGACACTATGCGCCAGTCCATGCACGACACGGCAAAGACGACAGTAGAGACGCTCCGCAAGATGGTTCCAAGACTGGCGAAAACTGACATTCGCTACTTCGTGAACTACCTGGACTAGACAACGCTACCCCTAGCCCGATACAGTCGGCGTAGGTTCATGACCTACTAGGGGACTACCTACCAAAAGGGTAGGAGACACAAAAGAACAGGGGACACAATGACTACCAAGAAAGCACAACTACTTGCCGAACGTGACGAGGCACGGGCAACCTTGCGCCAGATGTTCGACGGACGGGAACGAAAGACCGTCTACACGTTCCTGCGCCACGTTTCGTCGTCGGGAATGTCTCGGGACATTACGGTCAAGATGGTGGACGATGACGGGACACTCAGGGACATCACCTACCTTTCCGCCAAGGCTATGGGCGAGACCTGTCGAGACCGCCACGGGTGGAACGTAATCCGTGTCCACGGGTGCGGAATGGACATGGGTTTCCATCTTGTCTATAACCTGTCGCACTCTCTCTACACGGGAGACCTTGACCGTGCAGGCTACGTCCTGTCGCATGAATGGGCGTGACGAGATGGCACACATTCACCGACACGAGACCCCTACGGGTGCCCCAATGTACGAATTGGACTATTACCGGAAATCATGTCTAAGCGCACAAGGTGTCTTGTGGGACACGTCCGTAGATTACCTACGGGAACGTAGACCCGACGTATTCACCGACCCCGACTATGTTTGGGTAATCAGCCGCCGCACCGACGGTAAATGGGAGAAAGTGGAAACTAGCCCTAATTGGGTTGTGTGGAAGGACTACATGGAAATAAACACAGAAAGGGACAACTAGTGGACAGATACCAAGTACGACGACACCTATTCGCAACTACCTATTGGGGGATTTACGACACGTTCGCTAATGCGTTCGTCCGTCTCCCGAACGGGCGGGACTCTTGGGTAGACAGAGACGACTGCCATTCATGGATAAAGACCGAACAACTGAATGAAAGGGACAACTAATGGGACAAGTAATGGAAAGGTACCGTTCACACTTCGGGGGCAACGTTGTGGCTAAATGCCCTGATTGCCGTACCGTGTGCGCATATTGGGACGAGGACGATCTGGACGACAACGGTGACCTGGTGTGCCGTTGCGACGAAAGGGACAACTAATGAACGACGAGATTTACGGAACGTGCGACTATTGCGACGGCACCTATCTTCTTGGTGGGGACGACCACAACGGCGAAACGGGCAACCATTACGAGTGCGAAAGGGATAACTAAT